TTGATACATGGAGAGATATATACAAATTATTTGTACATCCAGCAGGTATGTATGTTGCTGGTGAAGTTCAGATTGTTGGTATTGCAGAAAAAGATTATTTAGCAATGCCTGACGGTATTGCAGATTCTACAGGTCCTATATTTACTGGTGTTGCTGATGTTGCAATTTTTCAGTTCAACGCTACTAATCATATTGTTCAACAAATTCTACCAGCACAACAAACCTTTACACTTGCTCCTATACAATTAGGACAATTTCAAGGTGGTAATATGACACTAGCAGAATTTGATAGAAGTTTTGATACACTTGCAGAAGGTACAAATGCAGGATCACAAACATTCGATGAAGATAGTGTTGTAGGTGATTCTTCATATCCAAGAATGTCAAGTAATAACCAATTACTTCTTAATTTTAGTAACGACTTCTTCTAAACTAGTATAAATAGTGATAACTTTTAAAGAGAGATAACATGGCTAGACAAACTATTAATACCGGAGCGAGTGCCAACGATGGCACGGGTGATTCCTTACGTAATGCCGGTAATAAAATAAATCAAAACTTCCGAGAGTTATATCAATTTCTTGGTGAAAGCGATCAGGTTTCTCCATATTTGTTTATTGATTCCGATGGTATACACTTTAATGGTGATAGTGTAAACACATTTATAACACATGTTAAAGTAATTGATCCTACACAAAGTAATACTATTACAATACCAGATTCAAGTGGTCAAGTTGTCTTAGATACAGCTGCACAAACATTATTAAATAAAACATTAGCTGCATCTGCATTATCACAACCAAAGATAAAAGACGATGATTCTAGCCATAACTATGAAATAGTTCCAGGTGCACTCACTGCAGATAGACAAATAAACTTACCAAGTTTAGCTGATAGCGATACATTTGTGATGGCTAAGCATGCACAGACATTAGAAAATAAAATAATAGATTCAGCAACTGTTAACTTTCCAAAGATTAATCAGATTTTAGACACTAATGGAGCTACAGTAACAAAATATGAAGCTTTTCCTAGTGCAGTAAATTTTGTATCACTTGGTAACGAAGCAACAGGTTTTAGTCCATCAGTTTATGCAGACGGAGCTGATACAAATATTAGTTTAGCATTAGGTGGTAAAGGTAATGGTGCAGTATTACTAGATACAAGAGTTGCCGCAAATAGTTCTACAATGACAGCTTCTGGTAACGTAGACCAAGAAATGCCCTTGACAATATTTAATTCATCTACACCACTTACAGCATTTGTTCTAGATGGTACAGTAATAGGTGAATTAAAATACTTTGTCAATAATGGTACAGGAACAGTTACTGTACAACCAAATAATTTTGCCGGCGGTACAAATACAACATTTACACACAATCAAGCCGGATTTATGATATGGACTGGTGCAAATTGGCACCTAGCATCAAAACAATAGGATAGATAAATGCCAGCAATAGTTACAGATAATTTTAAAAGACGAGTCATTGATACTCTGATCAACGATGTAGATAGCGCAGGAGTGAGTTATCACGTTGCGGTTGGTAAATCTGAACCATACGATTCAGCTGATACAGTTATTACTCCTATTCAAAACATTCGTGAAATTAGAAACGCACAGTTATCAATGCAATCAGTAAAGATTATTACTGATCGATCATTTTGTATAAGAAGATATAATTGGTCATCAGGATCAGTTTACTCAGCATACGACGACAACGTTACTGAAGTTCCAGACAATCAACCTTTTTATGTATATACAGATGAACAGTATGTTTATATATGTTTAGAGCAGGGTAAAAATGCGGCGGGGCAACCTGTTACTTCTACAGTTAAACCTACTGGTACAGCAGATCATATAATGACTGCTGACGGATATACATGGAAATTCTTATATTCAATTGGTGCTTTACGCGAAAGCAAATTCCAAGCATCTAACTTTATACCAGTTAAGTTAGTTAATAGCATTGATTCATCATCATCTCTTGATGATACAACACAGTTTAGTGTACAACAAAATGCTACTCCAGGTTCTATTGTTGGATATAGATTAACAAATACTGGATCAGGATATACATCGGCTCCTACTGTTAATATACAGGGAAATGGTAACGGTGCTAAGGCTACAGCGTTCATCGACGGTGGTTCAGTCTCTAAGATTGAAATGGCCGAATCATCTGGTGTAAAAGTATTTGGAACAGGTTATGACTTTGCATCGGTCTCACTTACAGGTGGTGGCGGTACAGGTGCGACAGCAGAACCTATTCTATCATTTAAGAATGGTTTTGGTGCAGATCCAAGAGACGATCTAAAATGTACATCGCTAATGTTTAATGTAAAACCGTCTGGCGATGAAGATTCTGACTGGGTTGTTGATAATGACTTTAGACAGATTATGCTAATACGTAATATTAAAGACTCAGCAAACGGTATTGTATACACAGGTAATACTGGTAATGCTCTTAAGATGATGAACATATCAAGTATTAATGCTGCATTTACAAGAGATCAAACTATCATTGGTAACACATCAGGTGCTAAAGCAGTTATTGATACACTAGATGCAAATTCACTTTTCTATCATCAAAATGAAACTACTGGATTCTTATCATTTCAAAATGGTGAAGTAATAAACGAACAAAACGCATCAGGTACTGCTACTATCGATAGTGCGAATGTACTTAGTGCAAGAGATGTGGATCCGGCCACAGGCCAGATTCTGTATATAGATAATAGAGCAGCTGTTGCTAGATCTGAAGACGCTACAGAAGATATTAAGATAATCATTAGGTTATAAGGTTATAACGAATGCCCAATACATTTAACAAAAATACTTTTGCAACGACATACAAAGATGATTTTGTAGATAGTGCGAACTTTCATAGAATCCTCTTTAATTCAGGACGGGCACTTCAAGCACGTGAGCTGACACAAATGCAAACTATTACTCAAACTGAACTAGGTAGATTGGGTAAACATATATTTAATGAAGGCGCTGCAGTCAATCCAGGTTCAGTAAATGTTAATAACGCATATGAGTTTGTAAAGTTACAAGATGCAACCTTACCATCTGGTAATTTCGTAGGTTTAACACTTACATCTGGTACAAACTCTATAGGCATGGAAGTATTAGAAGCGGTTGATGCAACTGGATCAGATCCCGCAACTCTTTATGTTAAATATACATCGACTACCGGGGGTACGGCAGGTACTACACCCGTACGTGTGTCCGCAGGAGAAACACTTACAGGCGGACCAGCAATCGTAACTGTACAAACAACAGATACAATAGCGAATCCATGTACAGGTGTGGGTACGAAAGTATCTATTGCATCTGGTGATTTCTTTGCGATTAATAGATTTGTATTCGCAAAAGCACAAAGCTTTATTCTTTCTAAATATACCGGTAATCCAGATGCTACGATAGGTTTTAAAGTAACAGAAGACATTGTTACAACAGCTGATACAAATACATTGTTTGATAACCAAGGTGTATCACCTAATACTTCAAGCCCAGGTGCAGATCGATATAGAATAACACTAACAATTGCAAATCAAGCTGATTTAAATACTAGTGATAACTTTGTGTATGTTGCTAAAATACAAAACGGCGCAGTTGTTACACAAGTTACTGGTATAGAAGAATATAATAAAGTAAATGATATTCTTGCATTACGAACACAAGAAGAATCAGGTAATTATATTGCAAAACGTTTTGAATTAAATTTTGAAACAAATGACTCGGACGCTACTAAATTAGATTTTAAAGTTAGTCAAGGTGTAGCATATGTAGATGGATATAGATCTATAGTCGATGCTCCTTTGAGTATACCAATATCAAAACCAAGAACAACTATAGCATCTAATAATAATGTTGTATCAGTCGACTACGGTAATTACTTAGAAGTTTCTGGTAATCGTGGTTTACCGAATATAAGTGTATTTGAGAAATTAAATTTACGTAGTGCAACAGGCCATGGTGGTAGTACAATAGGTACAGCACGCGTTAGGGCAATAGTAGAAGATGGTTCTAATTATAGACTGTATCTCTTTGATTTACAAATGAGCCCAGGTAATAACAGACAAAACACGCGTTCTATTGGTACAAGTGGTACAAATTATTTTGATGTAATTTTAGATAATAGCCAAGCTGCATTTAGAGAAACTGCAAATGACGTAATGTTATTTCCCGTACCGAATGACAGACCACAGGCTATATCAGATATTTCATTAACTGTACAACGAAGAGAAAATGTAACAACAAACGGTTCGGGTCAAGGTACTTTAACTGCATTATCATCACCAGGTGAAACATTTGCTGATGATGATTTATGGGTAGGTGCTAATCCAAGTAGCGGTAATGCATTTGCTCCATCGATTATTTCTGGCGGTAATGGCGGTACAGCTGCTCAAATTGGTACATCTCATAACAACGCAACTGTTAATGTTGCTTTCTATGTAAATAAAGCTCAAGCATCTGTAAGAAACAAAGTTTTAACAGAAACAACTGAGACAGTTACTGCAAATGCAGATGGTCATTTAGAACTTAGTAACGTTGATATTACAGAAGTATTACGATTAACAGAAGTAGATTCGGACGGAGCAAGCGTTTTAGCACGTTATACTCTAGACAACGGTCAACGCGATACTCATTATCAACTCGGTAAAATGCAGAAAAAACCAGGACAAACAACGCCTGGTGGTAATGTGTTTATTAGATATAAGTTTTTTGCACATCAAGCTGGTGGTGACTTCTTTGCTGTTAACTCATATACAGGTCAGGTAGACTATAATGATATACCAACTTATACAGCAACTAATGGAACTAAATTCGAATTAAGAAATGTATTAGACTTTCGTTCATCTGTAAATCCATCATCAACGTTCCCAGGTGATTTCTCAACTGGTGCACGTATAAACGAATTACCTCGTGATAGAGACACAACTCAGTTTGATGTATCATATTTCCAAGGTAAGAATGCAAGAGTTGTTATAGACAGATATAATAATGTTAGTGTATTAGAATCTGAACCAGATCTTAATCCTCAGTTCCCACCTGTTCCTGCTAACTCCATGGAACTTTATAGAGTTGAGATGAATCCATTTACAATTCATGATTCTGATCTAAGTAAAGAACGTATACCTGCAAAACGATTTACAATGGCTGATATCGGTAAGTTAGAAAGCCGTATTGATAATCTTGAAGAGACAACCGCACTTAACTTACTTGAAGTATCTACTGAAACTTTAGCCGTACTTGATGCGTCTAATAATAACAGACTCAAAGCTGGTTTCTTTGTAGATAATTTTGTAGATCAATCACGGTCATTTGTACAAGACGAAAATTACCAGGCTGGTATTGACCTAGTACAAAAAGTTGTACGTCCATGGCAAGCACAAAACAGTCTTAGCCTTAAGTATGATTCAGATAAATCTACAAATACAATTATAAAAGGTGATACAGTTTATAAAACATATTCACATGTAGATTATATTGTACAAGATAAAGCAACTGAGACTGAGAACATTAACCCATTTGCTGTTGTTATAAACGAAGGACTATTAGAACTATCACCTTCTAATGATAGTTGGATAGAACGTAGATATCTTGCTGATAAAGATAATCCACAACAAACAAGAGTCATTCCTTCTACTTCACAACGACCGTTGTTGT